CGCGCGTTCACCAGGTCGGGCGATGCGATTATTTCTTTGGATTGACAGTTGATTGAGCATAGTATCTTATGTTTATCAGTTTATCTGGACTTGCCAATAGCAAAATTAAAAATATTCTTGACTTTTTTCACTTTTCGTGTTTATAATTTGAAACGCACCGTTAAGGAAGTAATAAATGGACTTACCTGCCGACGTGCAGAATTGTCTTCGTGTAGACGCTGCTTATTGGGCTGACTACAGCCAGATTCGGCTTGCCAACGGGAAGATTTTCTCTTTCAAAGACCGCACCTATCAGATTAAGCCTATGCAAAGCAGGGCCAGGAAGATATGTGTCCGAAAGGCCAGGGGTCTGGGATTCAGTGAAATCTACATCTTAAGAAGCCTTCACGGGTGTATTTACGGGATATACTCTCAGGGTGTGGCCTATTTCTTCCCTAATGAGACTGAGATGCAGAAATTCTCCAAATCAAGGTTTGGCCCTTTACTTCTATCGAATAAAGACGCTATCGGTAAATTCGCCAAAGGCGGTGGACGGACTGACTCGGCGAACCTCAAGCGGATAGGTAATTCTAATCTGTTTATGGAAGGCGCTATGATGACCGTCAACGTCGGAGAGGACATCAACCAAAAAGAATCCGCGGCTATCAGGGGTAAACAGTATGATAGTGTCATCTTAGATGAAATCGACCTTATGGACAGGGACATCCTCCAGAAGGTCGAAGGCGGAATGGGAAACTCCAACTTGAAGGAAGTTGTTTGTATATCTAACCCCACTATTCCCAATTATGGCATAGATGCTCTTTTTCAACAATCTAATCAACTTTATTGGTATGGAAAGTGTTCTTGCGGAAAATTGACTTGCTCCGACAGGGAATTTCCTAATTTCGTCAGGGAATATCCAAATCGAGAGGAACGTATCCGGCAAAGGCAGCACTTGGGGTTTTGTGCTTGTCATCAATGTGGGAAGGAATTGTCTTTTGAAGGTGAATGGATACCCGATTACCCCAAAAACGAGGAGTGGGAAGGTTACTCCATAAGCCAACTAAACACCGTTACTAACGACCCCTGGGAGATTTTAAGCCAATTTGAGAACCCTCCCAATGACAATATCGAGGACGTCTATAAGTTCAGACTTGGACTGCCTTATATCTCCAAAGAAGACCATCTTAACGTCCAGGACGTTTATTCCTGCTGCGGGAATAAACTTATGCAAAGTTACCACGCCGGCCCGTGCGCTATGGGTGTAGACGTAGGAAAGACTTTCCACGTCGTAATAGGGGTCAGGACGGACAAGAATAGGTTCGAGCTTATTAAGGCGGCAAGACTCGGTAGTTTCGATGACGTGGGTCTTTTGGCCCAGAGATTCGGGGTTAAAAGTGCCGTAATAGACATACGGCCTTATGAAGACTCCGCCAGAAAGTTCCAGAAAGATTTTAAGGGCGGCCTGGTCTATCTCTGTGAATATACCACTAATCCTATGCAGGAAGCCTTTTGGGACAACAACAAAAAGACCGTCAAGGCCTATAGAACGGGTATTTTCGATGCTACCCACAAACTAATCTCGGAAAAACGCCTGACAATACCAAGAAGATGCCCCGAAATGGACGAGTTCGCCAAACAGATTTGTGCTACTGCAAAGATATTGGAAACATCAAAAAAGACAGGTTCTCAGGTATATACCTACATAAAATTAGGCGAGGAGCACTATAGGAACGCCCTGAATTACTTTCTTTTGGCTGCACAAGGTACAAGGGTAAAAACGGTAGATGCGTACAAATCCGATAAGCAGGAATATGCTTTTCATCAAACTACAGCTATTTGATTGAGTTTACTTTTGTAAACGTGTCGTTATAGTTGATACAGTCAATACAGTTGATACCATTGATGTGTCTTGATAAGTCGGTGCTGTTTTTTATGGCATTTAATACAAACAGGAATAACGTCCAGCCAATGCTTCGGTGCATAGCCAAGATAATGGTGGTAGTGTTTTGCGGGTACTTGATAACATCTTGTGCAAGTATAGGTATGAACCGGAAGCAATCTGCCGTCCTTGATGGCAATCTGCACGGTAGATATAGCCTTTCTTTTTTCTGGGCATTTTACCTCATAGTTTTGAAACATCCCGATATTATATGTGTTTGAAGAAATAAATCTATGAGAAGCAATAAATTTTAGTGAGAAATGATAAATTTTTCTTGCAAAGTAGACGATACAGTTGATATAGTTGATACAGATTAACATATGAAAGGGGTTTTTATGGATGCAACGGACAGAGCAGGCAGGAATTTAACGCTAAACAGCGATAGTTGGGGCTGGACAAAGGTAACGATTGCTTCCGGCCCGACGGCAACAAAAGCGGCGAGCAAGGCGGTCTTGTCGTGCAAGGTTTATCATTACAGCGGGACGGCAACGTATATTGACCCTGTTACGGCTACTACCTCTTGTCCTGCCTTACCGACAACGCTTGCAACGGCCCTTGAATTGCCGGTAACAAATCTTGACCAGATGAGTTTTATCGGCACGGCGAACGACGTGGTTATGGTGGTATGGCGGAAATAAATTACCCGAAGGTAATCACTAATGGGTTACTCAAATCCCAAATATGACTTAGGGTTAAAAGAAGTTCACGAGGCGATTGTACAGTGCCACCGTAACGGCGGCTGCGACTCGGATGGAAACAGCGCTTTCGTAAACGACTGTACCGGACGCCGGATATGCGTATCGCCAAAATCAGCGGCGGCCTATGTAGGCAACGGACGCAGGAGTAATTTTTTTGTAGTGCCGTTCGGGAAAGAAAAATTCAATAACGGGTTTGTAGATGGATAAGATAGCACAAGACGTTATCAAGATGAAGCAGGAGGAAGAGTTCAAAGCGTACAACTTCCGTAATCTCACGCAGCAGGTGTCCGATTTATTCTATCCGTCCGAGAACCAGATAACCACCAAAAAGACTGCCGGTGAAGATAAATCTCTTTATGTTAGAGACCCCACCGGGATTTTCGACTCGCAGGAAATGACAAGCGGCCTGATGGGTGCGTGGATTACTGCCGGAAAGAAATACTTTGACCTTACGGCGCTAAATCCCAAACTGGCGAATAACGACTCAGTTCAAAGTTGGCTGGCCTATGCCACAGACATTTCGCACAGGGAAAAATTCAGAAGCAACTTTATGCTCCAACTCAATGAGAGCATAAGGGCGCTGGTTGATTTCGGGACGTGCAATCTTTATCAGGAATGGGATAATGACCATCAACGTCTCAATTATCGGGATTGGCACATATCCCTTTATACTATAAAGCAAGACCATCGAGGCGCAGTTGATACGGTCATTCTCGGATATAATCTCACTGCCAGGCAGGCGGTCGCCAAGTTCGGCGAGAAGGCGGGTGCTGAAGTCCTGAAAAGCTGTGAAAAACTCGAAACCGAAAGTAAATTGTTTCCGTTTATCCACTGTGTCCGGCCTCGTATAGAGCGCAACGTGATGCTTCTGGACAATCTCAACTGGCCTTTCGAGAGCGTTCACGTAAACGAAAAAGAGCAGATTGTTACCGAGGAGGGCGGTTACGAGGAACTTCCTTACGCTGTGGCGAGGTGGATGAAAAGCTCTCACGAAAAATATGGCCGCTCGCAGGCGATGATGCTTCTTTCGGTTATGAAAGAATTGAACCAGATGCACGTTGACTTCATTGAGTTCGGGAATAAATGCAACCAGCCTGCTATGTGGAAAAACTCGAATCTCGTAGAAGGCAAAATAAATACCTCTCCCAACGCCGTTACTGAGGTAATGGGCAATGGTAACGAGGCTATCGGCTTATTACAGCCGACTTTGGGTGGGTACTTTCCAATCAATAAGGAAATGCTGGAATTTCAGCAGGAAATTATTCATCGTGGGATGTTCAGAAACATCTTCAATCAGTTGACACAACTCAAAGGCGACCGCAGGACGCAACTGGAAATTGCCGAAAAAATCAAAGAAGGGTTAAGGCAAATGGTTTCTCCTGTATCGAGAATGGAGAGTGAATTATTTACGCCGGACACAAAACGGTCTGTTTTGCTTCTTATACGCAATGGCCGTATCGCCCCGCCGCCGCCGGAACTGATGAAACCCAATTATTACAAGATGTCTATGGAGATTGACGCCGATGCGATAGGCGTAGAGTTCCAGGGCCAACTTGCCCTTGCTATGAGGGATTATCAGGCAAGACAATTCCAGCAAATGTCGGGCTTCGTGGCTCAGTTAGACCAGGCGTTTCCTGGAGTCCAGAAACCTTCCGATAATATCTCCATTGACAGGGGTACTCGCAGGATGCTTCGCAGCTTCGGAGTAAGCGAAGAAGACCTTGCTACGCCGGATGAGGTCGCCGGGATTCGCAAGGGTAGACAGCAGGAGCTTAATCAGCAGAAACAGGCAATGGCCGCCCAGGTTGCCAGTGAGGCGTATAACAAGACAAGCAGCAAGGCCGATGAAGGTTCTCCGGCTGATGCGATGCAGAAACAATTGGCAGGAGCAGGACGATGATTGAAATGAAAATTTGCGAAACGTGCGACCACTGGTTTCCGATGGGAGATAGCAGCGTGGGTAGTTGTCATAGATATCCGCCGATGCCTTATCCGATGCCTGTCCAACAGTCTAATCTTGTCGGCGGACGAGGCCCACAGATGGGACAGGTTACTATGTATCCTGTTTTGAACAAAGATGAACCAGCTTGTGGTGAATGGAGTAACAGTGAGAAGTGAATTATGCCTCTCAAAAAAGGAAGCAGCCAAGCGACAGTCAGTTCAAATATATCAGAGCTTCGCCATTCGGGCTATAAACAGAGTCAAGCCGTGGCTATAGCCCTTGAGCAGGCCAGGCGTGCAAGAAAAAAGAAAGGAAGCAAATAATGTCAAACGGATTAACCGAAGAAGACCTAAAGAAAAAGAAAAAGTTCGGCTTGACTGGTCAGCAGGTTGGCAAGGAGGGTAGTGCGTACCCAGCGGTTGACTATGCCAAGCAAACTGGCAAGCCAGACTTCTCAAGTGCCGGAAGCGACCAAGCAGAATTGGAAAAAAGATTTACGAAAAAGCCTGAAGCACCTTCAAAAGAATCAAAGGCCGTTGCCGCCAACAGAACAAAAGCCGAATCAGCCAGAAGAAAAAGAAAATGGTACACTAAATCCGAAGGCGTGAGAGCTTTCCTGGGAGTTTAAGATGGCGAGCCGAGAACAGATTATCGCCGCTTATCAGAGGTGGTCGGGAACTGCCGATGGGAAGATAATCCTTGAGGACTTGAAAGATAAATGTCTTGCTAATCCCGATGATGATATTATGGACAAGTTGCCGCACGCCGTTTATTACAACTGTGGATTAAATGCGATATGGCGACACATTGAAAATCAAATGACCGCCATCTTGACGGTTGAAAAACAGGAATTTGCAGAACATAAAACGACAGGAGATTAAATTATGGCAGATATTGGAACAGGTGTAGCAGAAACAGGCCAACAGCAGGCCGCGTCCGGCGCAGGACAAGCCGGCACAAACGCAGGTTCTACACAAGTTGCAGAGCAGCAAGTTTTTGTAGATGCTTCCGGCAAGTTGTCGCCTGGCTGGAAGGAAAGGTACGTGCCCGAAGACATTCGGGGAGAGAAGATTTTTGATACCTATACGGACTTGACGGGCATTGCAAAGTCTCTCGCTTATTACAACAAGCGTCTGCGCGACGGCGGCAAGGGCGTCCCTGATGAGTCGTGGCCCACCAGCGAGCTTGAGACTTATCACAGGATGCGCGGCAGGCCGGAGAAGCCGGAGTATGGACTCAAGAGAGACGAAAGGATTCCGGAGGAGTATTATGACCCAGACAGGGCGAAGAGATTTCAGGAGTTCGCGTGGAAAACCGGCCTGACGGCAAAAGAGGTTGCCGCGCTTGACCAATGGAACAACCAGGAGGTAATCGCCGGAGTGCAGGCGCTTAAAGAGCAGCAGGCGGAGGAGCAGAAGCTCGCAAT